TCAAGTAGATATTTTTTCAGATGAGGACCCAACTGAAATAAAAAATAAAGTAGTAAAAGCATTAAAGCAAAATGAATTTTATTCAATAACATGCCAAGACCTTTATGAAAGAGAAAATAAAATTTTTCATAAAGCAATAAATTGTTATCTAGCAGAGTATAAAGATTAAAAACAAATTATTCCTACTGCTCTTTCACAAATTTAAATTTTAGGAGGAAAAAGAAATGCCAAGACAAATAGGTTTAGAAAAATTAACAGTAGCAAAAATAACTACAGATGAAAGTACAGGAACTGTATATGCAGAACCAGTAAAATTAGAAAGAAGTATCAAAGCAAAAATATCTCCAAAAACAAGTTCAGAAAAATTATATTCTGATGACTCTGTTGAAGAAATATTAAACAACTTTGATTCTTGTGATGTAGAAATCGAATTAAATCAATTAACAATTGCCTCAAGAGCATTGTTACAAGGTTCTAAAATTGTAGATGGAATGCTTGTAGAAAGTAAAGATGATTTAGCTCCAGAAGTAGCTCTAGGATTTAGAAGCAAAAAATCAAATGGAAAATATCGCTATGTATGGTTATTAAAAGGAAAATTTGAACATACAGAAGATGAATATGAAACTATAGGAGAAAAGCCAACACCAAAAACAAATAGTTTAAAAGGTAGCTTCTATAGTAGAAATGATGGTAACTGGAGAATAATGGAAGATGAAGATTCAGAAGGTGCAAAACCAGAAAGATTAAAAGCATGGTTTGATGCAGTACCAGAAATACCAACAGCAGAAGGATAAAATTCCTTCTGCTTTTTTAAAATAAATAAATTAGGAGGATTTAAAAATGGCAAATAAAAAAGTAACAGGAAAAGAATTAAAGGGAGATGTCTCTACAAACACAATAGTGTTAGAAGGAAAAGAATATGAAATAAGTTTAGATTTAAATGCATTTGCAGAATTGGAAGAAATGTATGGTGATCCAACAAAAGCATTAGATGGATTAGAAAAAGGGTCATTTAAAGCAATAAGAGATGTACTATATGCAATGTTAAAAACACAAAATCCAAAACTTACCTTATTACAAGTAGGTAAAATGATAAATATGAGTAACATTGTAGAAATAACAAATAAAATAAATGCATCAGCAATGAATTCATTACCAGAAGCGGATGAAGAAACAAAAAACTAATAGATGAGTCATCTGCAAATCCTAAAGAGAACAATTGGGATTGGGGATGGCTCTATTATTTAGGAACACAATTATTACATATACCAGAAAAAGAATTTTGGAAAATGACACCTAAAAAATTGTGTCTATTATCTGAAATATATTTTGAGTATAACACACAGAGCAAAGCAAAAACAGAAAACCACGATGACTCATCAATGGCATACATTGATGAAATTTTTGTATAAAGGTGGTTTTTAAAATGGCAGTAGAAGAAACTTTAGCAAAACTAGGCATAGAGATAGCTTTTGACTCATCTGGATTCAAAGAAGGCATAACAAAAGTAAATAATAATCTAAAAACATTAAAATCAGAATTAACACTTTCAAAGTCTAGTATGCAAAATTTTGGAAATACAACTGAAAGTCTAAAAGTAAAAGCAACAAACTTAAGTAATGCCATTTTAAATCAGAAAGCAAAAGTAGAATTATTAAATGAACAATATAAAAAATCAGTAGAAGCAAAAGGCGAAGATGCTACTCAAACTCAAAAATTAAAAGTACAATTAAATAATGCAACGGCAACTTTAAATAATATGGAGAAGGAGCTGGAACAACTAAATCAAGACATAAAAGGTCATACTGCTGAATGGAAACAACTTGGAACTACATTAACAACTGCAGGAGAAAAAATAAAAGCAGTAGGAAATGGAATTCAAAGTGTAGGGAATACATTGACTAAATATGTTACAACACCAATAGTTGCAGTAGGTACTTTGTCAGCAAAAGCGGCGGTAGAGTTTGAATCGGCTTTTGCAGGTGTAAAGAAAACAGTAGATGCAACAGAAGAACAATTTGCAGAATTAGAATTAGGCATAAGGAATATGTCTAAAGAACTACCAGCATCTACAACAGAAATAAGTGCAGTAGCAGAAGCGGCTGGTCAGTTAGGAATAAAGACTCAAGATATACTATCATTTACTAAAGTAATGATAGACCTTGGAGAATCTACAAACCTATCATCTACAGAGGCGGCAAGTGCATTAGCAAAATTTGCAAATGTAACAAAAATGTCAGCAACAGAATATAGCAATTTAGGTTCTGTAATCGTAGCATTAGGAAATAATTTTGCTACAACAGAAGCAGACATTGTGAGTATGGCAACTAGACTTGCTGCATCAGGAGAATTAGTTGGTTTAAGTCAAGCTCAAATAATGGCATTGGCAACTGCAATGAGTTCTGTAGGAATTGAAGCAGAAGCACGGTGGTTCTGCAATGGCAAAACTACTAAAACAAATTCAAATGGCTACTGAATTGGGTGGAGCAGAATTAAATCAGTTTGCTAGTGTTGCAGGAATGACATCTGCACAATTTAAACAAGCATTTGAAAAAGATGCAGTTGGAGCATTAAGTTCTTTTATAGAAGGACTTAATAATACAGAAAGAAATGGGAAATCAGCAATTGCAGTATTAGATGAAATGGGATTAACAGAAGTAAGATTAAGTAATACAATACTTTCTCTTGCGAATGCTAATGGGGTAATGACTGATGCAATAAATTTAGCAAATGAAAGTTGGAATGAAAATACGGCTTTAACAAATGAAGCCAATCAGAGATATGCAACTGTAGAAAGTCAATTATCAATACTTAAAAATAGTGTTCAAGATATAGCAATAGAATTAGGTCAAGCCTTGTTGCCAGTCATAATAGATATGGTAGATATGGTAAAACCAATTGTAGACAAAGTAAAAGAATGGGCAACTGCATTTAAAAGTCTTGATGAAGAAACTCAAAAAAGTAGATTAAAAATAGTAGCTTTAGTGGCCGCATTAGGTCCTATGATTAGTGTTGCAGGAAAAATAGTAAGTTCAGTAGGTGGGATGGTTTCTACCTTTGGAAATATAGCAACAGCAATAGGGAATGCAGGTGGTATGGCAAAAATATTTTCAACTGCTATGAGTGCTCTAACTGGACCAGTAGGAATTGTAATTGCAGTAATAACGGCACTAGTTGCCGCATTTGTTCATCTATATAACACAAATGATGATTTCAAAGAAACAGTACAAAATGCATGGAAAAAGATACAGGAAGCAATTCAGAAGGTATGGCAAATATTACAACCAATATTCCAAAAGATTATGGAAGTATTCCAAAATCTATGGAAGGCTATAGAACCATTAGTAGAATTGTTAGGTACAATACTGTTAAATGCGATAGTTTCTCAAGTGGAGATGTGGTCGTATTTAATGGAATTTCTTGCACCAGTTCTAGATATGCTAGTAACGGCAGTAGGATTTTTAGTAGACATTGTAGGTGCAATAACATCTGTTTTTTCTGATTCTATTCCAGAAGTAGAAAGATTCGATGATACTGTTAGTGAAGCAACTCAAGAAGCAGTTGGTTCATTTATGGATTTAGAGGAACAAGCAACTATTTCTCTAAACCAAATGGCTTGGAGTGGTGCAACAGTAACAGAAGAAATGAAAAACAATATGACATCTACAATCAATGAGATGAAAGAGCAAATTGTATCAAAAATAGAAGAACAAAAAAATGAAACAACACAAATATTAACAGAACAATTAGCTACATTAACAAGTTTAACAGAACAGGAAAAACAAAAAATAATTGAAGATGCAAATGCAGGGTTTGATGAAAAGAAAAGAATCACAGAAGAAGGTACGGCTAGGATAAATGAAATTCTTACAAATGCATCAGAGCAAAATAGAGCTATAACTCAAGCAGAAGCAGATGAGATAAGTAGAATAAAAAGTGAAATGACAAATACTGCAGTTGCAGTAATGTCAGAGAATGAAGCAGAACAAGCGGCAATACTAGAAAGAATGAAAGCAAATGCTGCAGAGTTGTCTGCTCAACAGGCTGCAGAAGTTGTAAAAAATAGTATAGAACAAAAAGATAAAACAATAGAAGCGGCAAATCAAGAATATGATGAAAGAATGAAAGCAGCTGCAAGGCTAAGAGCAGTAGGAACAGAAGAAGCTAATAAGGCCGCAGATGAAATAATAGCCTCTGCAGAAAGACAAAAAACAGAAACAATTGCAAAAGCAGAAGAAATGCATCAAAAAG